AGCCCCACATCCGAACGCCAAGCTGCGGACGAATAACGGCTGCACCATAGAGAACGTCAATACGGCAAGGCATACGGTCATTGTTAATGTCATATTGACGAACAATACGCAATGAAATGCCGTTATGGTTTTGACGAGAAGCCATATCAACACCTTGAGGTAACAACAAGTCAGCGGTTGCAAAAGCAATTGCGTTTTTGTGGTAAACCAAGTTTTGATTATAGCCAGTTGATGCAGATCCCAGCATAGTCACAACAGCGCCAGCTTGGGGGAATGAATCAACAGTCGCCAACGCATGAGAAGCGGTGTAGATTGGAGGGGAAATGCTCAATGTTGCTGTAGCGCTTGATGATGGCACATCAGCCGTTACAACGAATTGCTGCAATGAACCAGTAGATTGACGGGTTTGAGGATTGACTGAAAACACGTTTGCAATAGTGAAAACATCGCCTTGTTTCCAAGTTTGAGCTGCGCCAGTAAATGAAATAGGAAGCGTGGCTTGGCCTTGAGTAGCGATTGTACCTGTTGAGGTGATTGAAGTACCCCATGCTCCAGTTGTATGGACAGGGATTGATTGAGACATGTTGATCTCATCATAACCCAATACACCTTCGCCCATCATGCCGTTTTTGAACTGAGCGCTGATGGTTGGGTTTGGGTTAAAGAATCCTTTCATCCCTTCAACCAGACCGGCATTAGCGGCAGGGTTTACAGTTGCAAAACGTGGATGCATAGGAGCTGCATATTCATTTAGCTTTTGTTGCGCTTGTAACAAGACTAAAGAAGTAGCAGGCGTAGTGCCTGGTGTGCCTACGGAGCTGAATAAGCCCTTATATGCGGTAGCAGCAACATCAGCGTCAATAGACGATGCTAATTGGCTTATACGAGGTTTCAATACACGTTCCGCGAAGTCATCCAATTGCATGGTCAGTTCAGCAGTTGTGAAGTTAATGCCGATATGCTTTTGGTTTGTTACTGCTAAGGTTGTATATTGCTCTTGGTCATCTTGTACCTGTAAAGCTGCGCCATCTGTAACGAGTGCGCGATCAGGTAGCCTGATTCTCAAGGTTGAGCCAATCTTTGCGCCTTCTACTGCAAAGCTGTCATCATATTGTCTATTGCAATTCCTAGTTAGTACTAAATTATTTTCTAAGATCTCAAGAGACTTTCTTGTGATCATGTCGATCGTTAAGAGTGAATTACTCATGTTGTTGATTCCTAAAGGGTTTTATCTTCGTTTAGCTTCCCACTTCTTAACCTGTCTTTGCCTTTCTGCTTCAATCCATTCTGACGTACTCATAGTCTTTACAGACCGAGGATCAGTAGTGTCATAAGCCGGTGCATTGCTGCCCCTTGACGCGACAGGGTTAATAGGCTGTGGAGCGCGTGTTGTTTGTTTAACGGCAGGAGGAGCAGCATCTAGCTTCGCTTCAATCTTGCCTATTTCTCTCGCCTGCAAGAGCGGTGAAAGACGGGCTATGCGTTCGGCTTCTTTTGGGTTACTGCCTAAGTGATAAGCAATGTCTGGACCATTATCAGCCGCTTGAATGGCTTGCGCCATTGCATCTGTTACGGTAAGCCTAGGGTTATAGGCGACTTGTTCAAAGTCATCATATTTAGCCCTCGCATCTTCCTCACGGTCGTGATACGTTTCCAAAAGTTCAGCGTTCTGCTTCGCCTGTTCGCGTTGTTCGAGCATCTTTTCAGCTAAAGCCAATGCATATTGCTCATTGGTTTCGTACTGTAAAGGGTCTACTTCGGCAACAGGTGTGCGTTCTTGCGTTCTTTGGGTCTGTTCACGTTCCCACTTTCTTTGCTCTCTTGCGAGGCGCTTGCTAATTGCTCTATCTAGCTCGTCTTGGCTAAATCTTTTTTCCTGTTCTTCTGTAACTTCTTCAGCAACTTGTTCATCAACAGTGGATTCAAGTTCTGGCGCGATTATTTCTTCGCTAATTACTTCTTCATTCATTTAATTAACCCTTTAAGGCTCCTGTGTTCGTCACAGTCCGTTTATTCAAAATCTTATAAAGCTAATAATTCATTAACTAATGTTCTACCAAGCAATTCACCACCCGCACTATTTGGGTGCGGAACGGTATCCCCAGTTAATACATTGTGAAGCATGTCACCAAATACTCCTGTCACTGTTTTTGCTGGAAAATAAGCGCATTTTAGGTCAATACTAAGCTGATAAATTGCATTTTCATATTCTGCAAATTTATAAGTGTTAACTTCCATTGCATTGTCTGACGGGGATATTAGGCAAATGTCACAGTATGGACGTACTTCCCGTATTCTTCTTACGATTATTCTTATATTTGAAATCATCTCTTCTGGGGAAATATTATTTGCAGCCTCATTAATTGTAAAATTAATCAAAGCTAAGTCGGGCTGTAACGAAACTAGCTCTTGTGTCCAAATAATTTCTTGTATAGATGTAAATGTGCTTGCCACTGCTCCTGCGTGACCTAATTTATGGACTCTAACCCCCGCTATGTCTCTGCGTAAATCAATGCCGTGTAGAGTCACGCCTGCTGTTCCAGCTGTTTGAACCGCAATAGTTATTGTAGTAGCAGTTATTTCACTCCCAAAATCTATTTCAGCGAACAACATTTTAGCCGTTGCGTTCGCTGTACTGATTGTAGTAAATGCACCAGCACCTACCTTCCATTGCATATCACCTCCGCCCGGTTGTGCGTAATAATGGATTACTGCGCGACGAGCTATCCCGCCTAGCGTGATAACAACGCTGTCTCCGATTGTTGAGCTTTTTATACTTGATGAGTCTAACCCTTTTGATGTTGTATCAGTAGTTGTAACCCATGCGCCAGTTAACGCCGCTGTAGCTTCTGTGTCATCTGCCCCATTAGCAACAACTGTTGAATAATTAACACCAAATCCTGTGAATCCAGGGCCGGCATCACCATGTCTAGTCTTTAGCAGTCTTGCTACAGGGCGAGCAAAAATTACATTATTTTGTATCCAACTATCACCGATGCAAATAATATTAGCCGCTAGTGTTTGACCGTCATAAATCTTAGCTAATTTTGACTTAAAGTTATTAAGATTAAACTTCCCAATAGGCACATAAGCGCTTGATTTTTGCAGTTCTACTGATAAGGATAGCGTAAAAACAAGCGCTTTATCAATGGCGCTAGCTACGGCGCTCCACACCCCAGCTGATAAATAAAAAGCAGCTGTATAAGTGTTACCAACGGATCTTGTTGGTACAGAGTTAACTAATAACCCAACTGTGTCATTAGTTTTTACATCGGTTTTAATTTTACCGCACACAGCGGCAGTCCCTGATGAATTTCGAGCTTTATATCTAATACCGAATCTTGTAGGCAGATTGTTACTATTTAATGTGATTGGTCTAGATAAGCCATCAAGCAACGGGAAAACCAAATTTGATATGGTATCTAATGCCGGGTTTACTGCTAATGTTGCGGATGCAATTATATTAGTAGAGTTGAAGAATGTTGTATTTGATGTCTCGTCAGACATGTCAACGACTTCAAGCACAATGGATGACCACAAATCATTTCCGCTTAATCCTATAGCTCTAACTATCTGTGCAATAGTAACAGTATCAAATGCTGTTAGATTATCTCTAAGATAGATGTACCCCCACCCGTTAAACCCTGCTCCGCTCAATGTGCTGGACTGTGTTCCACTAAATGTTGATTTAGTTCCTGCAACAATAGTCGGAATAAATTGATCTGAATTATTAATAAATGATTGCTCTGTCCATTTAGTACCATCACTAATCGACATGACACCGTTATCATCAGTCCATTGGCCTATGCCAAAATCTATTGCCGATGGTCTTGATGCAATAGGGCCACTAGCTACACTTTGCCACTCAGAACCTCCGCCAATTTTAACTGGCTGCCCTAACCGCCCAACAGTAATTGGCTCGTTTAAATTTCCATCTCCAGATTGATAAGTTCCTGGGTTGAATGTACTCATACTGATAAATTCCTTAACTGATTATTATGTAAACTGAAGCTGCGTGAATAGCGATATAATCACTGGCCGCTGCACAAGTAAGGCTAAAACTGCAAGTTATATCTACTGATGTATCTACGGATAATACAGTAGAAACGCCGTTATATCCCAATACCTGACTGGATTGGCTATTTCTATTCATAATCGGGATTG